CCTGCTGACCGGGAATCTGAGCCAGTACAAATTTCATTTCATCCTCTTCTTTTTCAGTAACGGCCCCGCTAACAGCGAGGGACGTTCCGGACTTTTCTGCTACGATCTGATTTGCGCGTTCGGTAATCCAAGGAATCCACTGTTCCCAAACACCGGGGCATTGGGTAGACGTGAATTTATTGTGCGGGTATAGGACGATAGGGATACCGTTTTGAAGATGCTGATCTGCAATAAGTTCAGCTACGGTTTCCCGATCCCCGGCAGTACACCGCGGATTACATTCGATGGAGACAAGGTTGTTATTACCCCAACCGTACGTTCCATCGCCCTGTGCCCAAGCGATTGTAAACGGATCGACAAGACAGGCAACCAGACCATCTTCCGCAACAAAGTTAACAGAAGCCTGCTTTAGGTCAGCGCGGGTAATTAGTACATTAACAGTTCCGTAAAAGGTAGGTTTCTGTGCGGGATCACCCCACCAGTGAATAGCAAACCCTTTAGGGTCCATAGGACCACCTGTAAAACTACAGGTATAATCCTCGATCAATTGATATGTCAAAGCTGCCACTCCCTATCTTTGCGTCGAGTGTAATAGCGTGCAACCTGTGCCCTGAAAATGTAATAACCAATGCAGAGCATAGCCAAGCAATACAGACCGAAAAGGACCATCCCAGTCCAGACCCGCCAATCGACGCGGCCAAAGAATATCCCCAATACAGTATTTGCAAGCAAAAGAGTGAGAGCGGCCAGTAAAGCAAAGAACGCTTTACCTGTATCACTTTTATACCAAGGAGCAAGCAAACCATACATAGCAGTAACTCCGAGTGTAACCCAGAACCCTACCTGTATTTCAATAATACTAATCATTACCGCAGTACTAGTTTCCACCGCCCAGCGCCTCCCTAAAATCATTCATAAAATTATTCTCCAACCGAATCCGACGAACGTCCTTCGCCATTTCCCTTGCTAGAGATAATTCTCGCTGAGCGGCTTCAACCTGTTCGTCTGCTTTTTTAGTTTCTTGCTCTATATGCTCGGGAGAGAGGATCGGTGTTTTCTTTTTACGAAAAAACATCATTCACGACCCTCCCTCGCAAGCTTACGGATCGTTTCTAAAACATCTTTCAGAAGCGGAGCAATTGTTTTGTACTCGTTCAAAGACTCTGCCTGCGCCTGAATTGTAATATCTTTTTTCTCTACGATTCCCCTGAAATATTCCATCATGGTTGTCATATTTTTATGTTCCCGCCGGGTTACAAAGAACCCTATTGAGAGCAATGCTATTACAAGTATCGGCAAAGGTAACTGCCATATTGATTCAGGAATCCAAGAAGTATCTAAGCCTTCCCCAGTAGAAGCCATAGTTTATTCCTTAAATCAAGCTTGCTATTGCAGTCGCAATTCTGGTGGCGTAGTACGTTTCTCCAAAACCACCTGTACTAGTCCTTGACGGATGAGTACCATCAGTATCAACTACAAAGTCAGCGTTTCCATTATTAGCGGGAGAACCTACTTTACCTGTGCCAATTACCCAAGGATTCATAGCAGGACCAGTGCCAAGCATTGTGTCAATAAAATAGGCATTGGATATTGTAGCAGTGGCGTCCCTGATCGCTTGTGCAACCGTGGCCTTATTAGTATTGGTACTGTTTCCATTAGACCAGGGGCCTACTACAAACATGGGAACTTCGGGAAGCCCTTTTCGCAGTCCAGCAAGGGTACTCTGTACATCGGCGTAATAGGTCGAATTAAAAGTATCATTAAGGCCGGAACAAATAACAATAACATCAGGTTTTGAAGCTATATGGGTGTTAAGACGTTGCTTAATTGTGCTGTACACCCCATTAATAGCTACGTATCCAGTGCCGCCAATCTGGTCCACCATTACGCAATCCCAACCCAGCTGACGCGAAGCTAGTGGTGCAATACCATCTCGTGAAGAGGTCTGAACTAGGAATGAATCACTTATCCACAATACTCTGATACTAGGAGTTTCAGGAGCGATTACACTATCGGAAGCGGTAGTAATAAGCGCGGAAGGGTACATTCCGCCAAGTTCTAGCTTTACCCGACGAGTTTTTCTAGTTCCAAAATTAATTGTTATATGTCCCATTGCATTTTGAGCAGGTTCCCCTGCGCCACCGACAGCTGCGGTAGCAGCTAACTCAGTAACAACTTCATTATCAACCCATAGACGATAAGTTGGTGCGGTTCCGGCAAATTTACAGAGAACTTCCAGCACTGGGGCGTCTGTAATTGTTTCGATAACTGCGTCTCCGGTAATACCCAGCCAAGATCCGACTGCTCTGATACCGTATTAATAGTAAGCGTACATGCTCTAGAATCCGCTCGATGAAACTTTTTCAGAGGGGCCGAAAGAGTGGCAGTATATGGGGCGGAAGAACCTGTCACAGAAGATATCGTAATGTTTTCGCCGGATAGAATATCCTCTACGGTAAAACTGTCAGTAATATCTATATCAGGTTCAATCCTATAATTACCTGTAGCTAGGGCACCGCCACCTATTCTATCTTTAAGCTGTAGAGTGGTAGCTCCTACTATGGCGTCTGAGTACAGGTCCGCCGCACTTTGGTTTTGTTCGCCCAGTACTCCAAAAGTCAAACTGCCTGTTATATTCGCTGGTCCAGCAAGTGCAGAAGGTGCTTCGGGCGGGGTTAAGGCCCACGTTTTCTTGTTAGTAGCAATAGTGGACGCGGCATTGTATGTAATAGTAGGGGGCGAAGCCATTACAGAAGGCTTATGCGGTACCTTCTTCATTCGTTCTTTAAGCTGCCCAATACTAGTTTTAGACGCAAGGGAATCCGCAAGAGAATTATCATCCTTAAAGATAATTTTTGCTTCTCTACGTAGCATATCTACTTCTGAGTCAGAAACATCAGGAAAAAAACCAGCCCGAACTGCTTTAGCTAGTTTCAAGCTAAGATCATCGTTACGAGTACCCACAGGGTATCCTTTCTTAAAGCACAAATAAGGGGAGCAGGGAATAAACCCTACTCCCCTTATTTTATGGAGAAGTACTTACTGTTTAGTAAGCGTCTTCGATGATATTAGTGATCTTACCATGCGTGTTACGACGCTTGGTTCCGATTTCCGAATGCTCTACAAGCCAAGCCTGCCAAACATCGTAGGTTCCGTTAGCATCAGACTTCTGCTTCCAAGTCGAACCGCCACGATCAATGAGCTTGTATTCGTAGGGACGGAAGATATCAAGCTCGTTTTCGTTAACGAAATACATCGTTCCCGTAGAAGCCTGATCGTCATTAAGGAAAGGAACTTCACCCTGCGGCGAATCGTAAGTAATACCCTTGTAGCCACCCTTGAATTCCTGAGTGTTTACAAATCGACGGTCAGACTTAAGAAGCTGCCAATACTTACGGTAAACTCCGGGAGCCGCGTAAATACAGGTGGTCTTACCACCGGAGAACTTAATACGGTCAGACATACGGGCCATAGTGGCTTCCGAGATTTCCGTAGGCGTACCGGACTGGGTATTAACATGTGCTCGCCAGTGACGTGAACCCGTCGGACCATTAGTGTGAGCAATTCCGTAAAGCGCGGAAGCGTCATCAATAATGGCATTAAGGCCGGTCCACTCATTACCGTAGTTACCCTGCCGCACGATAACGTCTCCAGCAACGATACCGGTCGTAGTTCCAACCACAGTAATAGTGTTAGCGGTAATGTCGATATCGGAAACCGTAAGGCCACCCTGACGAACAACGGCAGTATTGCCAATCATTACGTCAATCTTCATACCGTCCTGCAAACGCCAAACGCCACGGTCACCTGTAGTGGAAAGGGTAATAACCTGCGACGCAAGCGAAGCAGTGGTAGCCATTACACCGGTTCCATTACCGTAAACCTGCCGATTTCGGTCAACCATAAGGTCGTCCTTAATACGGTTGGATTCCTCGGATACCAGCGAACTAAATGCCTGATAATCCTTTTCAGCAAGATCAAAGGTCTGGCCGGTGAGTTCAAATGCACCGTAGAAAGACTTAACCTTAATCTGTGCTTCACGGTAACCCTGCTGACCCGCAGTGGGGAGAGCGGCGTTTTCAGTACGTGCACCAATACCAGTGTTACGCTGAATGTGGATAGGGAATTCTACCCATTTACCGCCATACTTTTCAGCATTGGTCTTAGTCTTGATTCGGTTATAAGTGGTCGGCTCGTTATCGAGCTGGTTGTTAATACGGCCGATGAAAACTTCTTTAAGAATTTCAGTCGCCGTAGTCATACCCTGAGGCATTACTACTCCTTAATAGAGAACAAAGTTGGGGGTTAACCCCCGTTTTTGGCTTTCGCACGAGCGGCGGCATATTGGATTACTTCTTCATCAGTCATTTTACTGGTATCAACTGCACCACTTGGCATTGAACCTGTCCCAGAAAATACATCAGGAGCAGAGTTGTTAGCTGAGGTTTTAATTAGCTGATCCCTATACTCGAACATCGACTTAACGCCGGTTTCAAGATCAAAGGGTTTTCCAGTGCGCTCCGAGACCCAAAGCGCTTCCTGAACCGCACGATTGCGATCAAACTGTCCGTATGTTTCCGTTAGCTTATCAAGATGCGTTTTGGTTTCATTGTACCAATTCGTTTCTTGTTTCTGCTGTTCAATCTGCTGTTCCCGCTGATACTGCTGGGCGAGATAAGCTTCCTGCATATCCTGCCTGCGCCGCAATTCGGCGAGTTCAGGATTAACGGATTCCTCTGGTTCGTCCTCTAGGCCCTGGCTTTGTTCTCCATTAAGCTTAGTAAGGTCCACTCCAAGATGCTGAGCCAAACGCTCAAAGATTACTTGGGGATTCTCAGAGATTTCGTTCCGCAGTCGGAAAGCCAATTGGATTTCTTCAAACGGAACTTTATTCTCTGCTAGAGCTTTATATGGAGCAAATTCCTGCTGTACCTTTTCGTACCTTGAGTTATTGTTCCGATCCCACTTCTCAAAGATAGGGGTTAGCTTACCTTTAAGGTAATCATCGGGCAAAACCTCAAGTGCTTCGTTCCAGTTAGGATTTACACTCGATTCCTGCTGGGTTCCGGTTGGTTCGGATGTACTTACTGTAAGCTCTGGAGATTCACTAATCTCACTGTTTACAGTTTCGCCCTGTCCTACTTCATCTTCGGGGTCCATTTGGGATCATTCCTATCATGAGTTGTACCTCGAAAGGCCCTGACTCTTAGTTATACTTTATTGTACGGGAGCTTGTTCGTCAACACCTGCGGAATCGCCTGCTGGTGGTAGACCGCTAAATTGATTCTCTCCGGTTTCATTTCCGCCACCCTGCTGTTCCCCAGCCATTGCGCCTTCCATAGACATACCGGATTGCATCATTTGTCCAAACATTTCTATCTGCATCTTATCCTTATGCGCCTTGTAGTGTTTCAGGAATTCATCCTGAATCTCTTTAGGCAAGGATTCAAAGCTTTGCGACTTCATAAAGAAAGCATGTTCGGCAATATGCTTTTCGTGATCATCAAATTCGTTTACAGGGATAACCGGCTGGTTAAACATTTCCTCGATTTGACTACCCACAGGGGATTGCATTGGGTTAGCAATACCCATTTTAGCGTATGTTTCCTGCTTTTGCTGTTCCAGAAGTTCAGCCATTTGTTGCAACTCAGCCGGATCGAGTTCCATCATTTTCTGATGTTCACGTTGCGCCTGCTGTGGGTCAGCATCAATACGATCGTAATATGCTTTCATGTTAGGAATCTTCATAAGCTTAAGCGCCTGTTCAGGCAACATAGCTCCACGATTCATCATATCCATGAACATTGCATTACGAGCGGCCCTAGATACAGGCAGAGAAGAACCGGATTCGATACGAACGTCGGTCCCGTTCTTGATATCTGAGCCTCTAAAAGACTTTACAGAAAAAGAACCATCGCGGCCGGTTACCTTTACAGTCCGTGCCGTATCCCAATACTGAACTGCCAGCATAATAGTCTGCTTGGCAATCTTTTCCATTCCCTGTTCAATAGAAAGATAGACAGTAGCCATAAAGCTATTATCTGCTTCCTGAAGAAAGCTAATGGCAGTACCGGAAGTAACACCTGTGGGGTTCTGACCCTTAGAAATCTGGTGCTGACCGGAAACATCTTCCATATCCCGAAGGATATTCTCTTCTTCCTGAACAACATAAGCAGGAAGCTGGGAAATTGGCATAACTTCAGGCTTACCGATACCGGGAGTATATTCAAGAACCTGCCCCGGTTCGTTTCGCCACTTAGCTACATCAATAACACCGCGAGGACTAATCCACTGGGGACGTGATGTAAGGTTTCGAGCTTCCGAACGCTGGGAACGGTTACGGTTAAGTTCCATCTGCAACTGAATAAAATCTTCAATTGCCGATGTTCCGTAATAACCACCCGAAGGAACACCATCAAACTTAGTAAACGGATACTGATCGTGCGAATAAGGCATACACTTATCTGCAACCTGAATCAGGATATCGTCTACAATAGTAACCAAACCACCCTTGGGAAAATCAGGGTGGGTTCCCGGCTTAATCCATGCTTCGATAAACAAGCAGGAATCAGGTTCAGAACCTTTAGCAGACTGCTTTACGTTAAGGTACTGAGTTTCCATGATTTCAGTTGTCGAAACAACCGAAGGTTTGTGGTCCTTAGGAATCAAATCCCCGTACGTCTGCTTTACCCACTCAATAGGTTTGGTAAAGAAGTTCAGTACATAGGGCTGATCCTCAATATCCTCTGTAAGAAGCTCAGGAACCAATACGTGAAACGGAGAAGGAGCAGAATACTCATGGCAACCCAGTCCATTATTCCCTCTCTTATTCCATCGAGTTTTAATGTAACCAACCCCACAGGTAGCTTCCCAAAATGCAGTTGAAACAAACTTCTTTTTAAGTCCGTATTCAAGCGTGCAGTTTTCGTAAACTGCCTGACCAACCTCAGCCGCAAGCAAGTCGGAAATATCTGTGGATGCTGGAATAACTTCAGCAGTTGGATCCTGTGAAGTCATTTGCGAAAGCTGAGTCCTAACCATAGGCCGAACCCGGTTAATAACGAGTCTGACTCTGCGACTAGGTGCCCGAGTTTTCATTACGGTTCCAGCCATAAGCGAAACGTAATGATCCCCCTTATAGAAAGCGAGGTTCATATACCACTGGTTACGGACCTCAGTATGAGCAGTTTTACATTTCTGGTATTCCTGCTGTACCCAGTTAACAAGCTTTTTGCCCTGCGCCTTTTTGCGGAGCTTTTCAAGTTCCTCTTTAGTGAGGTCTTGATCGCCTTCAATAACGTTTGTCGGATCACTTAACGGAATTCCGTCAGTTTCGCGTGTACCCGAGAAGCTTGAAGTAGGCATCTGTTGTATGGTCATATTCACCCCCCTTTACATATTCGTCAAAAGATTCAGCATCATCCGAGGCAAATGTCTCAGAGTCCGAATTCATTATTGTTGAGGAGCTTGCCGTATCCGTCGTCTGAATCGTCGGCATTGCCTGAATCGTCTGAAACTCCATCGGACTTTTCGCCGCTATTATCGCCGTCTGCTTGTCCGTCAGCTTTATCAGCGCCGTTATCTGCTGACGATTCAGTTCCGTTACCAGAATCAGATTCGCTCGATTCGTCGAGATAATCTGTTTCACTACTAGGATCATCGTCATAGACAACGCTATCAAGATCAGCGTAAAACTTATCAGTAAGTACAGAGATTCCATCAGTTAGCTCCGTGGCGAGTTGTGCGGCCTGTTCATTCTTTGCCTTAGAGAAAGCCAGATCAGCACGAAGCTTTTCGGATTCTTCCACGGTAAGCATTCCAATGGACTGTGCCATTTCAATAATAATGTGTGCTTCAATCTGAACCGGACCGCTAAAGTAACTGAGGTCTACTCCAAGATCAAATACCGGACCGTCAGGGGTTCCCATAATGTTAAGCTTTGAAGGACGATCCCTAAGACGAAACCGGGTGTGCTCCGACTGGTTATAAGGAAGGAGTTCAGCTTTCTGAATTCGTTCCTTATCCTGCCGGATTACGTCTGCTTCAATTTCCTGCAAACGCTTCTTTTCTTCATAACCCTTGAGATTGGATTCCGTAGTGGCAAGCTTCTTTGAGAGCCGGTCAATTTCCCGCTGATACCAAGACAGATCATGAAGTCCGGCATCATTAAGTCGAGCAAGGTCGTTATTAACCTGATCGTACTTTTTCTGCAATTCAATTAGCTGGTCGGAAATCTCTACGTTTTCCTTTTCCAACTCAGCCTTAGTTTTGTCAGCCATGATAATCCTTCCCACAGGGGGTCACAGGTTTTCGAGCGCGTACAAATCTGTACCTTCATATACTGTATAATCTCCGTGCGTATCTGGCAACATCTCGTTATTCGCTCCTGCATATGAATTCCAAGGCGTTGCGAAAGGCACTGCGGAAAGGCCACCAATACTAGTAATCGGCCTTCTAATTTCTTTTGTGCCGGGAATATACAGATCAGGCATCATTGTAAAAAAGTAACGCAATGAGTCCGGTCCATCATCATCTTTTTTATGGATGGTTGTTTTCGGCGCATTCTCGTAATCCAGTTTCTTGCTGGTGTACTTATCGTACTTGAGACGACTCATTTGACGTTCCAGAATCGGACAGTTTATATACTGCCAGAATGGACGGGTTTCTGCTGGATCAGGATCATTCTTTAGATATTGCTGGACTTTATCCAAACCAACATCAACCGACCCCGGGCCTTTTGGAATTGTCTCCGTAGCAAGGTAAATTCCCTCAAGCGCGTATGTCTGCATAATAGACATTCCGTTGATAGCAGAAGTTTGTGCAGTCGCGGGATCAGCCGGTCGCATAAAGACTTTAAGACCTTTAGGTGTAAGGACGTTTGCCTCATATGCTTTAACCTCATCTGCCAATTGTTTAACTGTTCTTAGCGAAACAATAATCTCATGGAAAGTCGTAACGTGACCATTAGGTTCCACTGCGTGCCAAAGCCAAGCGGCAGGGTGACGCCAACCATGATCGAATGATGTATAGATTGTCATATCAGAACGAAGAGTAAATTCTTCTGCCCTGTGGGTTATCGGATGAAATGATGGATAAACTTTACCACCGAGTTCGATAAACTCACCTTTTTTACGGGCAGCTTTATCTTCATCAGAAAGACCTTCAAGGGCGGCGTCAATTTCTTCTTCATCGATTGTTGGGTTTTCCGAAGAAACAATCTCAACAACCAAAGTCTGAGGACGCTTATCTGCCTTGGAAGGTTCGTAAACGATATCGTAAATCCACGACATACCTTCAACAGGAGTCATGGAAATCCACCAAGAACCCTTGGTATCAATCAAACGCATACGGCATTCGATAAAGATAGCCTGCGGCGGTTCTTCGTCAAAAGAGATAAAGTGACGTGATGTACCGGCAAAGTTCTCAAGTTCCTGATCGTAAGACATAAACTCAATGAATGAGCCATTAGCCAAAGTCAGCGTCTTGAGATAGTTA